CTCCCGGTTCCCAACAGTTATTAGCTGTTATCCCGACCGTTGTAGCACGGTTCCACTCACCCTGTCGCTATGAGCAGGATGAAGGGAACCCCTCTAACGGGCGAACCACCGATAGCGAATCGATGCCGGACGTATACCTCTCTCCGGTGAGGTGAAGCTTATGTGTGTTGTCTATGGTACACCTTATCCTCATGGTTGGGGAGGGGTTCTTGCAAAAATATTTTTCTTTGTTACAATTAGTAATAGCTAGATCGCTTTGTGTGTGGGCGATCCGGAAGAGACTGGTATGGGGTCCGCTGATGTGAAGTGGGACACTTCCAGTCTTTTCTGTTTTTTGGGGTTAGGTGGTGTACCCTTGGTGTATGAAACGGTTAAAGGATAAACGGGTTGTATCTGAATGTGTTGATGTCATGCAATCACGACTGCATGATAATGGCAAGTTGCGGATTGTTGAGGTTGTGTGGCGGGATGCTTCTGATATTGGTGGGGATTGGGTTTCTCCTGAGGATGCGGTGTTGGAGCCTGCGGTTTCTTTATCTATTGGGTATTTAATTGCTTCTAATAAGGATTCGGTGACTTTGGCGGCTTTGGTTAATGAGACTCATTTTGCTCATGGGATTACTATTCCTCGTGGGATGGTTAGTGAGATTCGGGATTTGATTTGATGCTTGTTTTTAATGCGTGATGGTGTATGCTTATACAATGAAAACTGGTAAAGGAATTAACCCCGGTCCTTACAAGTGCGACATTAAGATTGCTAAGCCTTCGGGCGGTGGTCGTGTCGGACCCGGCACCGTTAAAGCTGCTATGACTCATCCTAAGAATAAGGGTGGAAAGTAATGCCTCAAGAAGAACGTATGTACAAATTGTATCGGCCTTCCGATAAAGGTAAAGCCCGTAAAGCTGCTTCTCAAAAATTAAGTGAAGATCGGGCAATCAAAAATCTTTTATCTCGTGGAATGTATGAAGGAGCCAATGCAATTCGTTCTATGAGGGAACAGCGTAAAAATTTTTTAAACAATCAATTTGCTAGTCGTGATGCTCAGAAAGTTATTTCTGATACGCAGGGATTAGCTAAAATGCCAATGAAAGGTTTTGGTAACTGATGGCTATGAAGAAGATGGCTAAGAAAGCAGCTAAGAAGAAGGTTGTTAAGAAGGCTGTTAAGAAGAAGGTTGTTAAAAAAGCCGTTAAGAAAAAGGTTATGAAGAAGCCTGCTGCGCGTCCGATGCCTGCTCCGATGCCCCCGATTGGTGGCGGTATGGGTGGCGGTATGGGTATGGGTGGCATGGGTGGGGGTATGGGTTACTGATGCCCCCTCGTAAAAAGGTTGAAATTCCGGAGGAACCTTTAGAGGCTCAGCCTCCTGCTGGTATTGTTTTAGAAGAACCCGTTCTTGGTGGCGACTCTTCTGATGCAGAGATGCAGCGTTTGGTTGCTGCTGCTGAACGGATTGCTTTAGAGAATGAGTTGGCTGAGTTGGATGATGAGGAAGATGTTCCGCCTCCGGTTGAGGTGGCTCCGAAGGTCGTTCAAGTAAAGCCGGGTTCTTTTGTTGTTTTTGTTTTGGATCGCAATATTATTGAGGATCTAAGACTTTCTGGTATTGGACATAATACTTTGGCTATGGGTGATCCTGCTCAGGCTTTGGTTATTAAGTCTTATGCTGATGGTTCAGCTGATTTGCGTATCTTTGTTGATGCTGAGGCTGTTCCGTTGCGTCGTGGTGTGAGGCAGATTCCGAAGCCTTCGGAAGTTACTTTGGATCACGTAAATTATTTTTATCTGGAAAAGTAATTTCCCTTTTATGAAAGGTATCTAATGGCAAGTCGCTCTGCGGTTTCTTCCCATAATGTAACTACGTCTGCCGTAGTCCGTGCCAACAAAGCTAACTACCACGGTTACACGCTCCGTGCTGGTGCTTCAGGTGCAACTGTCAGCATTTATGATAATGCTTCCGCAGCTTCAGGCACTCTTCTTGACGTTGTAACTATTGCGGCTGATGCGACTGTCAACGCTTATTACTCTGTTGAAGATAACTCAGGTGGTCTGCGTGCCGTTAACGGCATTTACTTTTCAACAAACAATGCAGTTACGGGGTCTATTCGGGTTGCTGAGTAATGGCGGTTCGCAAGAAACCGGTGTGGGAAAAGCCTGCGCCTAAGGGTCCTAGTAAAAAGTTAACTCCTGCACAGAAATCTGCGGCTAAAGCTAGGGCTAAGAAGGCTGGCCGCAAGTACCCAAACTTAGTTGACAACATGGCGGTAGCTAAGAAGAAAGGTAAATGAGATGGCTAAGTCTCCGGCGTGGCAACGCAAAGAAGGAAAGAACCCTGCGGGTGGACTCAATGCTAAAGGTCGTGCGTCGTATAAAGGTGGCACTCTTAAGGCCCCTGTTAAGTCGGGGGATAATCCGCGTCGTGCCTCATTCCTTGCACGTATGGGAGGCGCTCCCGGACCGGAGCGTGATAAGAACGGAAAACCTACACGTTTGTTATTATCGCTTAACGCTTGGGGGGCATCATCAAAGGCGGACGCGAAAGCTAAGGCAAAAGCTATTTCCGCTAGGAACAAAGCTAAAAAAGCTAAGGGAAAATAATGCCTAGCAAAAAGGGTTTGTGACTGAAAAGGTCAAATTCCAGAAAGTAAATGCCGACCGTTCTAGGTCGGCTTTGTCGCGTCGGCAGTCTTTTATGGAGTCGTTTGAGGCAGAGCGCTCTATTGATATCGCTTGTGCTGCTGCTGGTATTGCCCGTAATACTTATGCTCGTTGGCGTGAACGCTACCCTGACTTTGCTCACAGGGTAGATGAGTTACGCCTTGATGCTGAACACGCACCCAAAAATGATAGTTGGGAAAACGGATTTGCTGCGTTCCGTAAAAAATACTTTGGAATGAACTCGCCGTGGTTCCATTTAAAAGCTATCCACGCTTACGAACATACTGCTGCCGGAAATATCACAATGATCTTGTGGCCCCCAGAACACGGTAAGACTACGCTGTTCGAAGATTACGCAACATACAAACTTGCGGTAACACCTGATTTCCGGTTTACGGTTGCCTCTGAAGGTCAGCCGATGAGTCGTAAGATTCTTCAGCGCGTTAAGTCTCGTATGTCTCCTGCTGGGCCTTATCGTGAGTATGTTGCTAAATGGGGTCCGTTTGAACCGCAGTCTGGTTCGTCGTTGTCGCAGCCGTGGCAGGCCGATTACTTTTCTGTTTTTAAGAAAGGTGGGTTTGATGAGCGTGATTATTCGATGGTTGGTCTTGGTATCGGTTCTGCTATTGCTGGTACTCGTACCGACCATCTCCATGTAGATGACGTTACGTCCCTAAAAAATTATAATCAGACTGCTAAGATTGTTGAGGTGTTTCGTCAGGATTGGTTGTCTCGTCCGGGCGAACGTGGCCGGACAACCATTAACGGAACTCGTGTAGGTGAACAAGATTTTTATGAGGTGCTGATGGATCAGTTTGGTCCAGAGGTTATGCGTGTCATTAAATTGCCTGCTCTTGTTTTTAATGAGTTAACTAATGAGCATGAACCGTTGTGGCCTTATGATGAAGAAACTGGTGCTGGCTACACGATGGAGATGCTTGAGCGCACCCGCATGAAGGTAGGAGAAGCTGCATGGGCTAGGAACTATATGCAGAATCCTTTGGTAGCAGGAGACCGTACGTTTACTGATGATCATATTGTTTCTATGATTAACCCTACCCGACGTGTACAGGATCGTGTACAGGGTGGGGCTGGAATTGTGACTCTTGATCCTGCCTTGGGTGGGTTCAATGTTGTGATGGGTTTAAACATTTCTGATGGCAAATTGAAACTTGTGGATTTGTTTGAGGATCAAAGGTTTACTTCTTATGAGCAAGTTTTTGCTCGTTTAGAAGAAATGGTTTTGCGTTTATCTAATGATGGTATTCCCGTTACTGACGTAGTTATTGAAGCAAATGCTTTTCAGAAAGGCTTATGCTCTGACCGTCAGCTTCTTAATATGCAGGACCGTTATGGTTTTGCTATCAGGTCGCATCTTACAAACGACAATAAATATGATGAAGAGATTGGTATTGCATCGATGGCACGCGATTGCCGTCTTGGTTTAATTGATTTGCCTTATGCTGAAGATACTTATACTCGTCACATTGTTGACGAACTTATCGACCAAATGAAACGTTGGCGACCACATATCAAGGGCGCACGTTTACGACAAGACCGTTTAATGGCATTATGGTTTGGTTGGATTTTATGGAGGGAACGCCGAGGCTCAGAGTTCTTTAGCCCGGATCAATTCAATTTTTCTGGTATGCCTTACCGACCAACTCATAGCGGACTTATCGTCCCGATTGGAGCAAGATGATTACATGGGATGACGTTGTTGCGATTGTTCGCAATCGACAAATGAACAATGGTGAACTGCTTGAAAAGATGATTGAGGTTCGTCGTCGTTACAATTCCGATTGGGTTCTTCCCTATGTTTCGGATCACGACGATGCCGTCCTTCCGCCAACGACTCCGGCGCTTATCGCTGAAGCTATTGACTTTCTAGGTATGCGTGCAGCATCCGTAATGCCTTATATGAACTCTCCTGCCATCGATTCCACTAAGGAAGTTGGCGTGCGGTCACGCGAGTACGGTGCTATTCGCCGTAAGATTCTTGGTGCTACTCATCATCAGTCTAAGACCAAGCTTCATATGCGTCGGGCTATGCGCCATCTTGCTGGTTACGCAACAGCTTCCATGATTGTAGTTCCTGATTTTGAAACTTCTTTACCACGTCTGGAATTACGTGATCCTCTTACTTCCTATCCCGAACCCAAGGCCGCTGAAGATTTATCGCCACCTAAAAACTGTGCGTTTGTTTACGCTAAGTCTGTTGATTGGCTTCGTGCTAACTATCCGCAGGTTCGCGATTGGGTTGCTTCTTCGAAATCTACTGGCGAAGAAATGTGGGATGTTGTTGAATGGGTAGATGAGGATGTAACTATTATTGGTATTCTTGGTCCAAGGGATTGGGAATCTCGTACTCTTGGTAATTCGGGTGCTGTAATTCAATCAATGGAATTGCATCGTTGGCCAAACCCAACGGGCATTTGTCCTGTGTATATTCCGGGCCGTGTGACCTTAGATAAGATTATTTCTCAGATCGCTAACCTTACTGGGCAGGTTGATTTAATGGCGCAGTTGCAGGCGCTGTCTATTGCTGCTGGTGAAAAAGCTATTTTCCGTGATCGTTTCATTATCGGTGATTCGATTAAAGCCCCCCAGCTTGTTGGTGGGCAATGGAAAGATGGCCGTACTGGTGAAATGAATATTGTTTTAGATGCCAAAAATATTGGTGAACTTGCAGGCACGCCCGATCCAACTACGCAGATGATGATTGATCGTCTTGAACGTAACGTCCGTATTGGCACAGGTCTTGTTCCTCAAGCCGGTGGCGAAACCTATGGCTCTCTGCGTACTGGCCGTGGCATGGATTCCATGATGGGAACTGCCGTTGATCCTCGCATCCAAGAAATGCAAGAAATTATGGAGGTCGCATTAGAACATGTGAACTTTGTTATGTTTGAGCAGTACAAAGCGTATTGGCCGGATAAAAAGTTTTCAATGTTTAGCGGCTGGCCGGGTGATAAAGGAACGGTTGAGTTTACGCCTTCTGTTCATATCGAAACATCAGACAACGTAGTTGCTTACACTATTCCGGGATCTGATGTGCAGGGCACAACTATTCAGCTTGGCCAACTTCTTGGCATGAAAGCGATTAGTTTGCATACTTTGCGTAGCCGTCATCCTTATATCGATGACCCTGATGCTGAGTCTGCACGCGTTGAAGAAGAAACTATTGAAGAAGCATTACTTCAGGGGCTTGCAAATCAAGCAGCGCAGGGTGCTATTCCTGTAACGTATCTTGCGTTGATTGAAAAGTATCGTCGTAAGGAGCCTGATTTGGTGCAAGCTATTCTTAAAGCGGATGCTGAAATGAAGGCGGAGCAGGCAAAGATGGCTCCGCCTCCGGGTGAAGGTCAGTTTGCTGCTCCTTCCCCATCT